TCATGGGATTCTAGCTTGAGTAGCGGCCATGGGTTGACTCCCCATGGAAATTGTATGTATAATAGAATTGTACACAAGTTGTGTTATTTTGACGCACTGTGTAGTGAGTTCGGTTTTACATATGATTATTTTTGGGAGTTTAATGATAATGTTAGACTTGTAGTTTATGGAGATGACTCTCTTTTTACAGTGAGGAAAAAATATAGACATACATACAATGAAGTTACTCTCCAGCGTTTAATGTCTAAATATGGATTAGTCTATACTCCAGAAACTAAAGAAGTTCAAAATGGAAAACTTAGGAATATATCTGAAGTCTCTTTTCTTAAGAGGAAATTCAGATATGAGAGTGTGTTAGGAGGATATGTAGCGCCTATGGACTTAACCAGATTGAAAGAAATGGTTAACTGGACTAGGAAAATAGACGGAGATATCATACTTAAAGATAAGTGTGTTTTGATTGCTAGAGAGTTTGCGTTACATGGACGAGAGGTGTTCGAATCTCTCATATGGCAATTAGACGAAGGTTATAGGAAGGCTTTTGGCGAGGGATTGCCTAAAACTTCCTGGCTACAGCTTCTTTGTGAAGTGTGTAGCACGACAGTACATCCAACAATTTCAAATATGCAAATGAAAATGACACCAATTAAAAATGAAGATAAGCCTCCAACCCCTTTACTTGTAGGTGGTTGCGCTCAATACACTATGCAAGTTGATAGTCTAACAAATGATACGAGGTTTGTTAGACCCCATAATTTACTCGTAGTTCCTCAAATGGATACAGGAACAACATTAGAAAGCGGACTTATGAAAGATGTAGTTTCCGGTCCTGGAGAGGACGTAATTATAGAAGACGATGCTGATGTGGTAGAAACTCAACCAGTTCATAATGTTAGAAATGATTCTATGGTTAAGGATTTAACAAATGATTACGAGTTTGAGTCTATAAAGAGAGCTTTAGGTAGAAAATTTGCTGTTAGCACCGGTACGCTAGCTAGTACAGATACAGCCACAACGTTCACTTTTTATGATTGGTCCTACCCTCTTAATAATAATCCACTGTTTCAAAATAAACTTTATGGAGTTGGATTTTTGCGAGCAGATTTGGTTTTGACTTTAGAGGTAAATGCTGAAAAAATGCAACAAGGTTTGTATGCACTCTTCTTTTTGTATTCAGGAGGAGCGTATCAAGGTGCGGTTAATTGGTACAAAATGCACGCTTATAGCAAATGCCAGATTTCTCAATTACCTATAGTATACGCTAACATAGGTTGCGATACTAGAGTGGTTCTGAGAGTTCCATGGAAGAGTGCCTACAATGGTTATGTTCCAAACAGTTCAGTAGCTAACTACAATATTCCTGGCGCTTTTAGGATGTATCCGTTCGTTCCTTTAGCTACTGGAACATCAGGTTCTACCACAGCAGGATATACACTGTGGGCTCACTTCGAAAACATAACTTTGGGCGGTGCAGTGTATCCTCAGATGAAGGTTAAGAAGACCGTACTCGAAAAGGA